GCAAGAATATCCTGTGCTTTGTCGCTAGAAGGTCCTGATGCTTGAGCAGTCGAGGGAGCAGGTTCTGCTACTGGAGCCGGGGCAGGCGCCTGGGCTACGGGTGCAGATGTCGCTGGAGCTGAGTCAGAGTCAGAATCATCTGAACTTGCACTACCAGCTGGTGCTTCTAGTCCATATGGACGATAGTATGCACCCCACTTGTCATTATCGTATGGACGACCATCTACTGATGCTTCGAACATTTCTTTAATGACACGCAGTTCTGCTTCGCTTGGCTTCTTGGGCAAGAAGTCTGCTAGATTGAAAAGACCATGTGCTTCGATTGCGGCTTGTTCAACTTCAGTAAGAGCAGATTCTTTACGTGCCCATGAAGATGTACCGTAATCAGCGTAACCGCCTTTTGAAGTCTTACGAACATTAAAGTCCAGACCTCGCATCAAGTCAGTTGGCAATTCTTCAATCTCAGGATCCATCAATGAAGATTTAATGATCTGGAAGATTTGTGGTGAAATGACGAACCTACGAATTGGGTTTGCAGGAGTAGTATCATCACCGATAGGATTTTGACGAACAAAGCCCTGGAAGATATAAGAACGCTTCTTCCAATACTTGTTAGCCATCTCTTTAAGTGTCTCATCTTTGTACCAAGGACGAACCTCTGCAAGAACAGGACAGTTTTCACCAAACATTTCAACGCATGGTACTTGAACTGTGACTTGTTTCATGTTAGGATCACCCTTGACTCCGTTGAATGGGAGCTTGATGATTTGACGCTCTACCCAAAAGAAAGAGTTGTTTCCGTCCGCATCTGGCAAGAAACGAATAGATGCAGTTGCACCTTCGTCCATTTTCCAGTGAGGATAGATTGCTCCGTCTGATTGGGGATAGTTCTGTGTAGAACGATTTTCTTGTGCCGCTAGACGGGCACGAATGTCTGCTAGACTTGCCATATTGTTTCTCCTAATTGTATGTGCCTAAGTTTAGTTAAGTTTGTGTTGTCGCAAGATGCCATCATCTTACTTGTTTCGCTTTCATTGAGAAAACTTTTAACACTTAGATAGTCTATAATAGATTTCTCTTTGTGTCAATACATATTTATTCCTTATTCGCCCATTTATCAGTTTTTCGATTGATTTTGGGTGTTTACACAAAAAATATGCATATAACCCTTGCGAAAGAATGGATAAATAGTTTTGCGAGAACTTTTTAACATTACAGACGCAAGAGTCACTCAATGCAATCATATTTATTGCGTTCACAGTGACCTGAAAATTTTATTTGCGTCTTTGAATACATTTAGGGTAACAAAATGAGCGATACGGTCACCGATAACGACAACAAAAATGTGATTGAAAACTTGGATCTTGACAAGTACACCGACTTGCTTTTGAAATTAGATGAAGCAAATGACAAGATTAAAGAGATGGAAGCCTTGACCAAGGAACTTAAAGTAGCGGCTTTGCAGGCTAAACCCAAAGAGAAGTTTCGTATTGGTGGGTTGTTCATGGATGACAACCATATAAATGAGAAATCTATTATTGGATTCGTGTCATTCTTTATGATGGTTGCGTTTGGTATTGTTGACTTAGTAACAGCTTATATGGGCAGAGACTTTGTTATCTCTGACACCATCTATACTTCTTTCGTAATAGTTACTTTAGGATCATTTGGTATCGCCGAAGCTGGAAAAGCCTTCGGCGGTCGTAATTAATTTAACGAATTAATCTCAGAATATCCTCGAGTGCTTTTTCGCCCTCATCGAATCTTTCTACACTCTCATTGCCTACGAGTTTGCCGATGTTGTTGTTTTTAACTTTTTCGGTAGGCCCAAGTTGTCCTGCACGTTTCTGATTAGCATCTAAATCTTCTTCAAGTTCGTCCATCGCATCTTGCTTTTTGTTTGCATAGCGATCAAACTTACGACCCTGAATGTTTGCTTTCTTTTCGGCATCACTTTGAGCAGGATAAGTTTTCTTGCTTGCTACATCAGCTTTAGTGTATGCTTTGTCGGCCGCCCTTCTTGCAAGGTCTGCCGAAATTTCATCAATCTGTTCAACTTCTTCATCTAGATTGTCAGGATCGTCCCATTCATGATCTACAATCTTGGCATTGACTACGCTAGGGAAGAAAGAGCCACCGTCTTTAGTATAAACTCTACCTGTCGAACTTGGTTTGTGAGGAGCTTGAAAACTTACAACAATAACTTCGTCTCCTCTAAAGTCTTTAAGTTTAGCAGGTAACTTGATCTCTTCACCAGTGTCTTTGTCTACTAGTCGAGGGTTATATTTCTTAGGGCGATCATCTTCCCAACCAGACATATCAAACTCGTCTACTTGTTCTTCTGCTACACCTACTGGCATTCCAGTAACGGCTCCAATGATACCAGACAATGCTCTAGCGATACTTACATGTCCTTTAGTTGGACCTTCGGATTCCCTATCTTGTGCTCCTCTACCAATCTTTTTATCAGCGGCTGAGACTGCGGCATCATATGCGCTTTGAGCACCGGTATTAGGAATCTCTCCGCTTTGTAAGTATGCTCCTAGCAGTTTTACTTCTTTCGCAAGATTGCTTCTATGTGCATTGTCTTTAGTACGCTTTGCTTCTTGCTTTAACCACTTGATCTTTTCTTTAATCACTGCGGCACGGTCTGATTCTTTATGCTTTGAATTGATCTCATCAATAAATTTACTGACTTTTTCTGCTATATCACTATCTGATAATAATCCTTGCTCAAGCAATTGCGCTTCACCTACAAGGCCGGCGGTCTTTTTATCAGCAGGGTCTTTTTCTATTTTGAGTTCTATATTATGCTTAGGATATTTTCCGGTCATGTAATTTAGATCACGTTCGGCATCACTAATATTAGCATATTTTGTTATCGGTTTGCCGTTAATATACATGACATGGACTGAACCTTCGTTAAGTTCGTCACCCGGTTCAGCATGATCCATAGAGATTTCGTTAGCGGCTTCTTCTGCTTCTTCTCTATTTTGCTTAACCCACATAACTGCTTTTTTGTATGTATCTGGTGTATCAATTGTGTCTTTAAAAATATACTCGGCTAAATCTTCATCACTCATTTGACTGATAGAAGGTTCATAAGGTGCAGATTCATTTAGCTTTGCATTGCAGTTACAACCTTTACAGTCTGGTGGACAGTTACAGTCTTCTCGTTTAACGTCCGAACCACAGCACTTGTCTGAGCAGTGTGTATCTCTTTTTTCTGCTTCTTCAATGTGTTGAGTAGAGTGCTTAACGTCTGCTAAGTGTGCATCGATACCAGCAGTTGATTTTAATTTCCAATGTTCCGCGGCTTTCTTTGCGGCTTCATATGATGAACTAGCCGTACATTCGTGCTTGCCTTTCTTGGCATGTACGCAGATATAAGGACGTTCTTCAGATTCGCCTTCAGTAAGTTCTTCTGCCCAAGCGGCTAGTTCATTTACTTCTGCAATCTCAGAAACAACTTGTCTGTTTAATTTGTTTAAGATAGGTAATACACTTTCGATTCTTGGATCGATAGTTTCTGTAGAAAACATTTCAGCGATTGTAGGATCAGACTCGTCTTCCATAAGTGTTGGAGTCCAAGACTCAAAATAATGACTGTAGCCTCTATGGCTTTGCATCTTTTGTAGTGTTTCTTTTAATGACTGGTGATGTTTAACACCCTCATTCACTAATTGCTGTACTGATTCTGTAAACTCGCCGTTCTTGGTAGCACGTACAAAGCCAGCCATCTTGGTAAATTCTTCTACTAATTGAGTGATGTGACGGCCACGCTCGTCATAAGGAGTACCACCTTCTGCTACGTGACGACCATATACACGTGCGATACCGGGACGCTTAGTGGGAACTACAAATCTCTCACCTTCTTGGTTCTCAACAAAAATCTTAGCGATATTTCTGAAACGTTGATCAGTTTCCTCAAGTTTCTTATCATGTTGAATAATGATTTTTACGTTTGGTACGCTATCGCTATAACTTGTTTGTTTGTTGATAGGGTGATATCCCTCATTCATTTTTTCTTTCATTTTGTAGTAGTCCCGTTGACGCATGTCATCACCTAAACGATCACTGTTTTGTAAGTCAAAGTCTAGTTGCTTAGATAATGTCCATTGTTTCAAATGCTTTAAGAAGCCAGACCAAGAATCATCATAGTCAAGCCCTTTAGTCTTCCCAGGAGGGCTTTCTGCTTGCTCGTCATCGTAATATAGTTTTAATTGCGAGGCTTGATCTATAGTTGCCCACGCTTTACCATAGCTTTCACCGTCTTTTTTGAAGGTAAACTCAAAGACATCAGCTTGTTGCGGGTTAGATCGCTCGTTTTTAGAATTTTTAGGTACAGGATCGTAGCCCCGCACCTTTAAGAGTTCGTATAGTCTAGTATTAAAAGATTCTTGATCAATGGCCATATAGATATTTAGTCCAATTTAGTTAATGACGGCAAAGAACGGAAGTGGAGGAATCACTTCATCGTGATCTCTGATCTGTTCGCCCAAGTCTTGATGATAGTCTGCGATATCTTGTAATATCCGAATTATTAATAGTGTAGCCATTACCAGATCGTCTGTATCACCGATCTTGGCTGCATAACTGCCACCAGACGCAACAAATGTTTTTAATTCGCTTATAAGTGCTTTACTATTTACTCGCAATTTGTTGCTTTCAAGTAGGGTTTTAAACTTGGCACAAGCCGATAATTTTACTTTTTGTGTAGTTGTGTAGCCTTTACGCTTCTTGCCCCGTTCGCTGATAAAGATGCCAGGAATATTAGACTCACCAAACTCTCTTAATGAGATCAATGCGGCTTCACCGATGCTATTGTTTTCGATAGAGTAGTACAAGTTGTTTGGTTGACCTGTACACTCTACGATATATTCGTTTATCTGCTTTAGTAATTTGATCTGATTTGGAATGTCTGTTTTATTGTTTGTCCATTCGCAAATCTGAGTAGTTGTGTTTGCTTCGAACACTTGGATAGCACAAGGATCAGAACCTGTACCTAACGACGGGTCCAAGCCTACTACATACACCCGATCTTTTTTAGGTTTTTGAAACCATCTGATCTGACCTTGCTTTTCGATCGGGTCAATGCCCTCTAATTTAAACAATGTATTAGGATTGATCAGAGTTTCATCAGCAATAATAAATTCACAACCAATCTCACGATTGAATCTGTCTTCTCCTAATTTAGCTTTGATTTCCTCTGCCCATTTTTCATCTCTTCCGGGCTGTTCATTCCAGTATGCACGATACGCTCTGAAACCATTCACACCAACTTCTTGTTCTTCACCCTGAGAATTGATCATTTTGTTTGCTTGCTTCCAGATCAATGCAAACTGATCTTCGTCTGAGTTAGGAGTAGAAGTGATGATACATTTACCACCTGTTGCTAGTGTTGGAGTGATAGAAGTCCAAAACTCTTGTGCGATAGTGGGTCTTACGAACGCAAACTCGTCAAGATATAATAACGTGATAGACATACCACGACCTGTGTTTTCAGTTGTAGTAGCACTTACAATTCGTGAACCATTTTCAAAGTCGAGCGAACCTTTATTATAAGTTACGACACCTGCTTTGATATGTGTAGGACAGTTTTCATATGCATATCTGATACGTTGCATGATCTCTTGTGCGCCGGCGTATTTGTGTGCGGCAATAAGAATAGTAGAATCAGGAATAAACATAGCATACCACAACAAATAACCTGCGGCGCTTGTAGTCTTACCTGACTGTCTAGGCATCAGTGCGATAGATGATCGATAGTTATGATAGGTGTCGATTAAGCGTTTCTGATACTTATAAGGGTGATATTGAATACTACCCCTAGTAGGATGCTGGATGTAAAAGAAATTATCCATGAAGTGTAAGTAACCCGTTTCAGGGTCACAGCACTTGATAAAATCTTCTAAGTCCTTATCAGTTTTGAATATTGTTTTCTGATAAGGCGTTTTGATTAATGATTCTGTTGCCATCGTCTTCCCTTTTCAAAATATTTATTGCTATCCGAAAAAGACGGCTGAATGAAATTGTCTAAATTTGCCAAATCATTTTATATCCAATGGTTTAGCCTTAGTCACTACGATGCAATAATAATGTTCTTTGACTCTCTGTTCTTCATCTCCAACAGGAACGTTCAATTCAAACTCCATATTGTTGAATAGATCGATCTTAAAACCTGTACGCATCAACAATGCGGCTAGTTGTTGTGTTCCTAGAATGCTATAATGATTCAAATTGAATTCATGTCTACGTTCACAATCAGGAGCAGGCACTTCGATATACATCTTGGCACCTTGTTTTAGCACACGATTGTACTCCATCAGAGTAAAGATAGGATAGGGGCTATGCTCTAATGCGTGACGGCAAAAGATAAAGTCTACACTTTCATCATAGTATCCTTCACCTTGAGGCAAGAAAGAAAGGTCGTATCCTTTGATAGTATGACCTTTATCTTTACAGATTTTTACATCGCCCGGGCTTAATGTCACGCCAGTAACATCAGTATACCCTCGAGATTTCATCTCGTCTAAAAAGTAACCGGGGCCACAACCCATATCTAAAATCTTAGCGTCTTTAGCAACGTTAAGAGGATCGATATATTCTGTGACTACTTGTGCAGTAAGTGATTTATGAAATTGACTGTCGCCTTCATCGTAAATGTGGGCAGTGTACAACCATTCGTTATAGAATTTTAGTTTGATCAAGTCTAGCGTTTTGTTAATATCGTAAGGGATTTCCATCTTTGCTCCTAATCATGATGTGCTGTAGATATTTATTGGATGTTACGTGAGTGATAATTTATTTTTTACCCAGGCATCGATTTTTAACCCTAGTTTAGCCAAAACGTGTCTAGTGAAATGTGTATGATCTATTTCAGAGGATAAAGGTACATAGATACTATCCAAATTTAATTTATTCCAAAAATCATAGATTTCTAACTCTGTGTTAGTATAGTTTTTCCCTAAACTTTCGGGAATAAGAAGCAATATAGATTTCTTATGCTCAATAGCAATTTCGATAAAACGGTTACATCTGTATATGTAATCAGACAACGATCCAGGATCAATCATTAATTCATTCATTATACTTATAATAATCAACTCTGGGTTATCTTCTATATTGCTGTGATGTGGCTGATAACCAAAATTCATAGGTTGTATAATGTAATTAGTTTTACAACTAGACCATATCGGCAAAGACAGGCATCCCGCATATATTTTTACTTTTGGCTCATCACTGCTAAATTTTAGTTCTTCTTTGGTATCTATTATTTTGCTAGCAATTTCAAAATCAACATGTTCTATATAAGATACATCTCGGTGAGGTATATTAATATCAAAAGGTATTTTAAGGGTATGCTTGATATAATCTGCACAATAATTTTCTATCCCCATATCTAATACCCTACAAGAAAAAACAAAATGCTCTATTTGTTGTAGAGCCTCGTCCGTAGAGAAATAACCAATCAATCCATAATAACCATACTTGTCCCATGCAAATACTACATAATTCTTTCTGTTCTGAATATGTGCATAGGGCATTAAATGATCATCGATGCATGGAAATCTTGTTTTAGTAAAGTTCAGTCTATTTGATCTATTAACTAATTCACATATTCTATCGTAAAATAAAAAACAATTGTTATTATTAGTTATAGAGATTTTTATATCACTGTCTTGCAAGAAGGTAAGATTATCTTTATCAAATGATTTTAACTCTAATATCTTATACTGTTCTGTTCTTGATTTACCTTGAGGTATATCAAACGAGTCAATAAAGTCAGTAGTATTTTCTACACTGATATCTGGACAAAAGTATTTTACTTCATTGGTGTTTATTGTATTGTCATCTACGAACAATACATGAGTTTCGTTTAATTGACAGCTTTCTATTATTTTCTTTACTGCGGGTCCTTTAGGCAAATATTCGATGACAGGAAAAACAAATAAATTCCATATGCCTAATGATTCTAAGAAGGGTTTAGTTTTCGCTAGATTGTTTTTACTACAGACAGAATGTATTATTCCGCATTCTTCGGTTTGTTTTATGAATTGTATGGCTTTATGATTTATGTCACCAGTAGAGTTTGTTTCACCTACACTAGATTCCCATAATATGCCATCTAAGTCCCAAATGATTAGTTTTATCATTCACGTTACGTGATTTCTTGCCACTCAATACTTGCGTAGACATCTTGGTTAGTACCAGTTGTAGCCATCATTATAGTATATTCATATGCTACGCCTGTGAACGGATCTCTCTCAAGCTGATATTCAAAAGTGAATGGTTCTTGTATGGGCGCACCTGTACTTTGATTAGTGCTATTCAAAAAAGTTTGTTCTGCGATGCTACCGCTAACCAATGCTGTAGGCGCTAGATTATATTCTACTGAACTATCTGCCGCTGAACTTACCCAACTACCACCGCTTGTGATTGCTTTTTTATAGACACGATATTGGAACAAACTTCCTGACACGGGAACTATCGAATAGTTCATAGGTATGACGACAGCGTTTAGATTAGTGCTTTTCAATCTTATAGAAAGTACAGGTAAGAAACTTTCATCGTTAGGTAATCTAACAGGAGTGCCTATCACATGTGAGGCTGCTCTAGGATTGCCTGATCCTGCTAACTGAAAACCACCTTCGCTGATGACAGAACTACAAATCTGTGTCATCATGCTATTGCCAGTAGTTGTACCAGTGTTAGTAATTTCATATCTGATAGGCAATGTTGCTGTAGTCATGTAAACTTTTGTATTGCCAACTTGGTTAGCATGATTGAACTGATGACAAATAATATAAGCACCATTTATCACAAATCCTACACGAACACTACCTACACCTAACCACTCAACATCGGCAAACATGATCTGTGTGCGATCTGGATATAATGTGATACCTGAAGGATTAGATGCACCACCCAGTCCATCTAATGTGTCAACGTTCCACGCATCTTGTCTGACTCTTTCTTCCGAACCATATGATCCTGAACGAATGACCATATAGTTATATGTACCATCATTCTCAAAGAACACACCGTCATTACTATCAAACAAGCCTACACGCTGACGCAAGTTAGGCTCGGGTGTGTTCATACAGAATGTGTTTAATGTGAGTTGGCTCTTGCCAGGCTGATAAGGGAATGGTTTGAGTGTTTCACGCAACACGCTGTCACCTGAAGCACTACCTACATTGAGTTGATAACTACTTTGGTTAGCAACATATACTACATTGGCTGTGCCTGATGTATTGCTTGCGAACTGTCCATGGTCATAATATCGTGCGTGTGTATCAAATAGTGTGTAAGGTTCGCTTACTCTCAATCGACCAAATGCGTCTGCTACTGCGCCGCTAAATGCTGAGATGACTACGCTGGCATCGTCTGCTAATATAACATTGGCAGTACCACTGATACCAACATTACCAGACACTACCCAAGGATCTGTGCCTTGTGTGACTTCAATATTAGCATTTGTGATGTTGGCATCTACAGAACCACTTACTGTGACATTACCCGAATCTATAATGACAGGAAGTGTGTTTCCTGATATGTCTACGTTGCCAAAACTTGTGATACCAACATTGCCTACTATGATATTAGCATTACCTATGCTTACGTTTGAATCTGTACGTAGATAGACATTGCCGCTAACAGTATCAAGTGCTAGTGCTTCTGTTATGTTACGTAAATACCAAGGTTTTACGTCTGCTGGTGTTGGTTCTGCCATTTATTACTCCCAGGGTCTTCCTTCTTGCAATCCACTTGGATGTGGGTTAGGCGTAGAAGTATTGCCTACATAAACAGAGGGCAATAAACTTAAATTCGCTGTGTTTAATGTTCTATAACAGGGCAAACTTGTATTTGCTGTAGGTCCACCTTGTCGTTTTAATTCTGCAATATCTATTCTTTGTTCTTGTAGATACTGTTTAGTCTGTCCTGCCTGTAGGGGCTTGAAATAAAAAATATCAGTATCTTCATCGATATCAGTGAAAGGGTCCGTACCTGACGCACCTACAAAATTAAGTGAGGCTATAGTATCAGTGGGTGCATCTACTGAATTTGAATCGGGGTTGCGTTCAAGTGACATCACTTCATAGTAGCCAACAGTAAGTCCCTCTGCCACGGAAGCCGCTGTTGCAACTTCTGCAATGGTATTGGCAGTGTCTAGTGCTAGGATGTTTATCAATCCTGTTAAGCCTTTGACTGGGACATTTATCGATGCCATGTATTACCTCTTGTAACCCTTGAAAGGTTTTACTGGACTTTCTGTGTTGATAGAAGGTAACTCTACTGATTCTAAATCGCCCTTGTTCATATCTTCCCATTTTGAACCAACTGCTTTGTATGCGGCTTTTAGCATATTTGCTTCTTCTTCAGTGTAGGGCATTGCTGTATTAAAAGTACCTACCCAGCTTTCGCTATCTAAGTCTATTACTTCATTAGGACCTTCACCTGAAGCGGTCGCCGCGGCCATCATTACACGATTTAATTCGTAGGTGCGATCTCTGCCGTCGACATCTTGAAATTTATGAAGACCTTTAGTAGCGTATCGTTGACGTTTAGATACGTAACCTTTTTTGACTTCTGTTATAAACTCTTTTGCTCTCATTATGGGGTTTCTTCTGTTGTGATAGGTTCTGCTGTCTCTGTAGACATTAATGAATCAACATATCCGTCTAATGCGATGGGCAAGCCTTCAGGAGCGTCTCCCTGATATGCAACTTGGTATGTGATAAAATGATAAAGTGACTGGCTAGAGACTGTTGCTGTATTGGGAGATACTAAAATTCTTACATTGCCGCCAGACACATCCATATCATAATTTGTGACAACAGGATCTCCCCATTGTGTCGTACCATAAGCAGTAAACTTTACTGCTGTACTATTAGCACTCAATTGTGCATCTAGTTTGATGTCTTGTTGATTGATAGTACCCGGGTCGTTTGATTTGATAAAGAACTGACCTAGAGAAAAAGCATTAGCAGGTGCTTCAAAAATCACCTGACTAGCAGTATTTCCTGTAGTATAAGAGTCAGTAGATAACCAACCTGTGTTATAGAGTTGACTGAAATTGTTATTGATCTTACCAAACGCAACTCTTAACGGGTCACCTTGACCATCGTTGGGTAGAGTACCAATGTTAATGATTTGTTGTGCCATAGCATGTTCCCAATATTATATTGTATTTATCGTTTGGGGAAAGCTATAAGGATTTACTGAAAGTATTCGATAACGCTGTCTGCGATGTATTCTACTTCAGTATCAGTAAGTTCGGGATAGATAGGAAGGCTAAGAACTGCCCTAGAAATCACATGACTTTTACTAGTAAAGTCTGGTTTGGTGTTGCACAAAAGACCTATAGGCATCTCAGATATAACTCTATCATAGTGAACTCTGATTTCGATACCCTTTTCCATAAGGTGTTCCATTAGACTGTCTCTGTGTTCATGCGTGAGTAGTACAAACTTCTGATCTGCGTGACGATCAAACCCTGCGCTCATGCATCTTAAGTCTGGGTGTATGTTCTTGAATCTGTTGATCCAATATAATCTGATCTGCTTTCTACGCTCTTGCCACTGATCGATATACTGAGTACGCACTAACAGCTGGGCACAATCTTGCTCACTGATCTTGCTATTCGTGCCGTAGTGTGCGTTGAAGGGTTTTCCGTTATTGACGTAAGCATCTGCGAAAAGTGCAAGGTCATGAGAGTCGGTGACTAACGCACCACCGTTACCTGACGCAGGTAGATTTTTTGTAGGGTCGAAACTGATAGCCATACCGTCACCGATATTGCCGTCTGCAATCAACCAGTGCTGTGCCCCGTCAATATAATTTAGAGCAAACGTTTGATTGGAGCTTGGTACATCGATTGGTGCACCATACAAGCCCACATAACACGAAAGTAATATATCAGTTCCGGGCTGATTCATG